ACTTCAGTGGCTACAGCATGGACGAGTTTGATGACTATGAGCCAATGGGTGGTGGCGGTACTGACTTTGATGTCAACTGGGAATATATGAAAGAGCATGATATTGCTCCTAAAAAGTTCATTATGTTTACAGATGGCTATCCATACGGTTCATGGGGTGATGAAAACTACTGCGATACAGTATTCATCATTCACGGTAATGATAAGATTGTTCCTCCTTGGGGCGAGTACGCTTATTACGAAGAAGCTAAGGTGCCGGCGTAATGGCATTAAAAACAGGCAAGCCCAATCCTCTAAATTATTTTGATTTACGTAGGGTTGAGTTTGCTTGTCCCCATTTCAAATATACTAGTATCGAAAAATATACTCCTACACTGCTCAAATCTGTAGATGCTTGGATCCGTAAAAATTTAAATAATAGGTATTACGTGGGTCAGGGTATAACATTAGACAATACAAACACCATTGTTTATAATACAGTGATCGGCTTTGAAAGTGAAAAAGAACTCAGTTTCTTCACGATTGCATGTCCACTTTTACAAACCAGATAATTATATTAGTACATATAAAGGAGATACTATGTCAGAAGAACTAAAACAACCACCAGTGGCTGAACAAGCAACAGCACCAGAAGCACCTACTAACGATCTATCCATTAACGATTTACAAGCAATGAAAGTTATCATTGATATTGCTAGTTCACGTGGCGCATTCAAGCCAAATGAAATGATAGCAGTTGGACAAACATATGCTAAACTAGAGTCATTTTTAGAGCAAGTAGCCAAACAAGCTGAAGCACAGAAAGCTGCCGCGGCTGGAGCATAATATGGCTGAACTTAAACACGTCGGTAGAATTATTTCTACCAAACAGAGGTGCTTAGTAGCATATCGCACATTACCCGGTGATTCACACTACTGTCTAGTTATTCCAACAGATAGTTTAACTGATGCTTACCACAATTCAATTATTAATTTAGTCGAAAGTCGTGCGGCACAGGACTCATACGAATTTGCCGAAGTACTAATGCGTAATTATTTCACTGATGGAAATAACATGCTGAAATGGCTACACGCAAACGGTCTGTTATTGAAAATGGCTACCAGCTCTATTGAAATGTGTCCTACTACAAGCATTACAGTGATGCTCAGTGAACTTAATCAAATTATTGCAGAGCAACGCGGTGTATCAGTTGACGATTTGGCTATTCCGCCAAATAGCGATGAGAACAAAGTAATCGAAGCTAAGAAAGAAGCAGCCAAAGACGCAAGTGCTATTACTGCCACTATCGAAACAGCTACAGCCGTTGATCTGAATGATCCTGAAGCTACAGCAAAGCATTATCGTAGTCAAGCTGATAGGTTGGCTAAAGAAGCCGCACAGTTCCGTAGGATGGCTGAGGAGTTGGTTCCGACCAAAAAAGTTAAGTGACGAAACCGGGAAGATCTCTTCCCAAGGACGTCATTGAACATTGGCCAGAAATATTCGGTGAGGTAAAACTCAACGTAATGCCTCTTAGGTATCTCCATACCGTATTGGTCAATTTTAAAGACGGAAAAACTTGGGAAATAAAAATAACAGCTCAAACTAAGAAGGAAGGTTGGCCTGCCTTTGAACGTAATTTGACAGAGTTAGTTAAAAACTATGAAGAAACAATTGAGAATGTTGATTTTAAATTAGACACCCCGAAAGTTAAAAAAGACATTGAAGCAAGCACCCACAAATTTCTCAAAAGAAAGCAATTATAAATAATGAATGTTCGATTACTTAGTTACAGTCAGCCAACCGAAGAATTTGCAGGTATGGGTTTACAAGACGCACAGGAACTTATTGCGTATTGCGCCCGTGTCAGCAATCCTTCCAATCAACTCAACACAGACACATCCGAAAAACTCATCAGATACTTGGTCAAACACCAACACTGGAGCCCACTCGAAATGGTCAGTGCCTGTATCGAAATTACCACAACCAGAGATATTGCCCGACAAATCTTGCGACACAGAAGTTTCAGCTTCCAAGAGTTCAGTCAGCGATATGCTGACCCTACTAAAGACCTGTCGTTTGTATGTAGAGAAGCACGACTCCAAGACGAAAAAAACAGACAAAATAGTATAGAGACAGACGACGAGTATTTACAAAAAAGGTGGGAAGAACAGCAGGAGCGGGTGATTTCTATTTGTAAAAATGCGTATGGGTGGGCTATTGCAAACGGTATAGCAAAAGAACAAGCCCGTGCTGTATTGCCAGAAGGCCTTACAGAAAGTCGATTATATATGAATGGTACACTGCGTAGCTGGATTCACTTTATTGAATTGCGTAGTGCTAATGGCACACAGAAAGAGCACCAAGAAGTTGCTATTGCGTGTGCTAAAGTAATAGCTGAGATTTTTCCGCTTGCCACAGATCTGCTAGCCAAGTAAAATCATTTATTTTAGCAAGTGCCTCTTTATCGGAGGCATTTTTTTCACCGTACTGTTTGCCTTGAATAGCACCCATGTATGCATGAGCACCGTACGGTGCATGTTGATTTAGCTGACACCAAAAATGTAATCTAGCCAATGACTCTTCGTTATTAATTACTGCTAGTTTACAACATTCTCTAAAGGCACTGCGCCACGTGCTAAATGCATCTGTGTTAAATGCCGTGATGTTACTAATCTCATCCATCGGTTTAAACTTACTACTGATGTTCATAGTCATATCAGTGGTGTTGGTATTCATACTTATTGTTAATTGTTTTGGCAACAATTTGACACCGCCATATCCATAAGAAAGATCGTTAATCGGATTAAGACTTCTCCATACATGGACTACATCTAAATCCCATTCAGGCACCTTATAGTCAAAATTAAATGATTTTGATATAACCGCATCAGCGTCGACTACCCAAAACATTTTAGTGAATGATTTCTTAGCCGCGGCGATATGAGCTTGATGTATACCTTTAATACCGTGTACACGTTTAGCTAACGGAAATCGCTCTTTTAGACTATTAAAATTATCATCAGCATTAAGCTCATTATAACTTATAAAGATTATATCATACACGTTTACGAATTATCCTCGGAGTATTTTGATAAACGGTCTTAAAAAATTTACTGCCCGCACTGTCGAGATTAGCGATTTCTAATCCGCATTTATCTTTAAGTTCTTTTCCTAGAAAATTAATGTATTTGGTCATTTCTCCAGGCTCTGCTTGTTCGTGTGTTGTGCCCCAATATTCAGTTAACCAATCAAAATCCCTAACTTGGCTGTAATCCCAATCAGTACACATGGTCTTATAACACCCCTCTCTTGCACCCATTATACTCCAAATGCCGTTTTCTACATCTGTTCCAACACTAGACCATATAAGTAGTCTATGATAGTTTTGCCACCAAACATTTTTTAGATCTTTTATCTTTGCACCTTGATCTAAACTCATCTTCACGCCTTCACGGAATCCTGCTCTCCATGATTGGAATGGTGTGGCATTTGTAAAACTCTCGCTATAGTTTTCATTAAATTGGTAATACCGATCGTCAAAACAAAACTCAACTTTACCTTTTAAATCAGTAGGATCTGAATTCTCATGCGTTTTCATCTCGTTGACAAATTTGCGTGTCCATAGTTTAAGGCCACCGTTGCCATACATAAGTCCGTTAACATGCACTTTACCGCACCAGCTAAAGACATTTTCACTAGTTAGGCCGAGTGCGGATAAATCAATTTCTACTTCTAAAAATTTAGGATCTACAATATTATCAGCATCTACTGTAACAAAGTATTCTGTTTCACTTAGTGCGGCACAGGCTTTATGGGCGGCATCACTGCCCTTAACTCCGTGTACACGCTTTGCCCAAGGTACCTTGTTGCATAAATCTGCATAATTTTTTTCAGCATTTGGTTCATCATAGCTGAGAAATATAATGTCTTGTTCTATAATTTTAATCATTTATTTTTAATCCATAACTTTGAAATACTATATTCGAAGCTATCGAAATCTTAGTAATATCTTGCTCTAATCGACTTTCAAATAATTTTTCTATCTTATCATGTAATATTAGATCTTGCATATTGACAAAAATAGTTCGAATTAAAAAATCAAAATCATTCGCTAACATTACAAAAAATGGAATAGTTTCAACCGTGATATTTTCTTTAATTCTCTCTCGACATGCTTCCGAAATCGAAAATGTCCAAGACTGTTTACTCCATGAAACTATTAGTTCTGTAGTAGCAGTTGGGGGCTCTGAAATCCACTCAAACACATTATTCTTAAATGCATAACCGTGTTCTGCTTTGGCCGCTAATGCTAGTATGGTCGTATTATCTGCTGTACGTATGTATCCAATTTGATAATCACTAAATTTTTCATGCCCGTATAAAAATCTATCGTGTTCGTATTGGGTTATTTCAATCCGGCTTGGATATACAGGATTAATTTCATTGCCAATTGAAAATATCTCTCCAGTTTTTTTATCATAATGAGCATAAAACGTAGGAGGAACAAATGTAGGAGCTTTACGAGCCATCTGCTAGCTCCTGTAATCTAGATAATATCCTCTTAGAAATAAAATTCTTTTCTACATAATGAAATAATTCATTTTGTTTTATGTTACCTACTACCAGTTTTCCTGTAGAATTAAGAACATAGGGAATTGTATCTTGCCAACTTACGGGTATTGGGGTCCAACCTTGAATAGGAGTTTTCATATGTGTAAATCTTAATGGACTGCATATATCTGTAGAAATTTCATACATTCCCGAAATTTCAATAGCAATAGCTGTTGCTAAATCCATGCTTAACCAATTTTGATATTCGTCCGGTGCAAACCTACCGTAGGCCCATTCCCAATTATTACAAACAAATTCTAATACTTTATAGAATTCATATGCTGGCCTATTTTTCTTAAAGTAATGTAATGCATAATATGGATTGGTTAATTGATTAGCAATAAATGTCTTTCTATGATAAGTGTCATTGACAATATCTAATTTGTAATTAGTAATTTGATTACAAAACTTAAGATCAGAATTACCACAATAATCCCACCAACTGGTGATATCTTCTAGTAGTAACATATCACTATCTAAAACAATCGTTTCTTCGTATGGTGTGGCATGATATAACTTCCAGCGATGCTCACCTTTTAATGCAGTATCGGTTGTTTCATCGAACCACGGAATTGGAATTATTTGATCGAAAACTTTTTGATATTTTTTAGGTACTTTATCGTTTGTAACTAAAGAAACATTTTTAATTTCATGCTGACTAAATTTAATACTTAACGCTAGGGCATATGCCTGCGTAATGTAATCTACAGAATCAGTATTTTGTGCAAATAATAAAAAGCCCTTAGACACCCGAACCTCCATCAATAAATCGACCAAGGCTCAACTTATTCATTACATGCACATCAAGTCCTTGAGTTTTTGATGCAATGTATTCGCCGGGATGATCTTTCTTTTCTAATAAAAATTGAATTGATGTATCTTTTATGGTGACAAGAAAATCTCTATCTGTTATGTAAGTCATGATACCTGGTAACTCTACTGCAAAATTGCCGGCTGTTTTTTCATTCATAATATGTATAGCAATACTAAAGGCAAAATCATTTCTAAAAATACTACTTTCGATGCTATATAAATTTCGAAAATATAACCAATTAGCCTTGATGTATGCTACTAAAGTAAAAAAGTTTTCTGTTATAGTATTCTTATTAAAAATAAAAACTGTAGCCCAATAAAACGGTATGCTATACTGATTAATTCTTACAAATTCACTGTTGTTGCGCCAACCTGCTAGATCAAAACTATTACGATAAATTTGAAAATCGTATTCATTGTCTAGTGCTGATTTTAAAATATCTGAATTTAAAAGATAGTCACTGTCGACTACTAGAGTTCGATCGTATGGTGTAAGATCATACACACTGCTACGAAGTTGATTCTTCCACTCTAATTTATGAGACGACAATGTACCGTCATGGAAATGTTTTTTCTGTATTGTTGTATCATTTGGTATTTCAATAATTTTATCAAACGGGTGATCGGGATATGTATCTTCCACCCAAGATTTGATATCTGTAATTAAACTCACAGGTATATCGAGGTGCTGTTTAATCTTAATCGCAGAAAATATTGCTAATTTTACATAATCAACAGTACTGTTATTCTGTGCAAAGATTATAGATCCAGTTGTCATAGCTCAACAATATCTGAGATTTTTCTTTTGCTTTTCAATTCTGCATACTTAACAGAATATTCGTTTGTAGCTTCAAAGTATGCTAGAACAATATCATCAAAAAATTCCTTTACATCATTGATGATAACAGGAAGATTATTTGCATCTATAAATGCAACATCTTCTAAGTGACCTAGATCAATTACTGTTTTAGTAAAATTAATCAGTTCGGGACTAATTCTAAAGGTAGCTCCATTCTCGTAGTGCAAGAGCTTTTGATTGTATTCTTCTAATATAATTCGGCGCTGATTTGACAACGTGGCCATATAATTGGCTACAGCAAATGCTTTTTCGATTTTCTCATCCATAGATAACTCCGTAATGTACATAATACACTACAGTAATTATCTTGTCAA